TTCGTCTTCGCATTCACGAAGTTCTCACGCACACGCTGGGGCCAGTTGGTCAGGCCCATCAACATGGCGATGTTTGCAAGAAACAGAAGGGCCAACATTCCAACCAAATACCATCCGCGAGGTGACATCTTTCTAACTAGTGTGTTCAGTTTCTATTAAGGGGGGCAAGACAATGGTCTCGACTAGATGCCGGAGATTTGATAGCCCCACATCCGATGCATCCCGTACCCGTTGCCCTCCTTGCAACATGAATGATCCAGATTTCGTATACAGATGCTGCCATTCGATCACATGGACGTCGACCGCGGACCTGCCTGCAGCAGGTTGCCAAAGGCCATTATCACCAAAGATCCACGTGCCGCAACTCACAAGTTGATTACCCTCCAAAAGAACCGCATCCATCTCTTGGTCTCCCGCGAGGCGGACCTTGCCGACCACCGTCGTCATCGTCGTCGGGCTGTCATACACACGGTCCCCAATCGCAATATCCCGGAGAAGCCGACTACCGTCGGGTGTTATTACGCGACAGTCGGGAGACAGGCCCGCCTCTGCATCCAGGAATTGGGGAGATGGAGGTGGTACAGAAGAAGAAGAAGAAGATCCATTTAGTTGGCGCCACACACTCGTATACCAGGCCGTCAGTGCCTCCTCATCGTCGTCATCGATCTCCTCCCAGTCCGCGAACTGGATCGGGCCATTGGTTCCCATACAAGGAATGCGCCGATTCGACGTTGTCAGACATGTCACGACGGTACCCCCCATGCACCAGGACCGCCAGGTTTCCTTCTGTTGGATCGCCGCCGGATGCTCGCTGACAGGAATACGGACGCCGTCGGCTATGGATACAAGATGATCGCCGGTTACCTGGACGCCATCGAGCGAATACAGAGCGTCGGAGCTCCAAAACGTGTGCGTTGCCGTGACGTGTCCGCCTCCCAGCAGCGCATCTCCTAGCCGCACTTCATCGATGCGTTTCTGGGTTCCATCCGCCATGGCCACCGGGGTCTCACCGACGAAGCAACTGCCGCTGCTTCCGAATCCCTCCGTACCGATTGTCACGAGCGCCACGGTTAGCAGCGACATCACCAATATAAAGAGCGGATACGATGGAACCAGCACGTAAAACAGCAGAATCATCATCAAGAGAATGATACCGATGACGATGGCGACGACGATGATTAGCACATGCAGAACGTTGATCATGCTCGTAAACAGCGATATGAGGCCGAACACGATACTGAGGACTGCACCCTGGAGCTTATTGACGATGCTGTAGAGATTGATCATGAAATTCTGGAAGAGCCGTGCGACGCCCTTCATGGAGTCCATGAAACTCCGGTATGTTTGAAAACAGAAGGTCCAGAGATCGAAGTAGACGTCGGCGACGACGCCGACGGCATCTCCGACCAGACCCACGGTACCGGCCTGCGCGGCGGCGATATCCTTCGGAATAGTGGCGGCAACTGCGATAGCGTTCTGGACGTATTGTTTCTCACAGAAACTGAGGTTGTCCTTGGCAAATTGGGCAGCCGTGCGCGGATCGGCGGCCGGTTTGTAGAAGCCTGCGACGGGCACGACATACGGATCACAGCGGTTCTCGTCCCAATGTTCGGCGATGTTGATACCTTTTGCTGCGCCGATGACTGCGAAAACTCCGATGATCATGACGATGGTCAGCGAGATGATCGGCGTTGACGAATTCATGTATGTCCCCTGACGGCGGGAGCGGTTTTAATGCATGAAATCTCCGCGGTTAGAGTAGGACAGATGGCGGCTACAAGAAGAAGTCAACGAAGTCAAAAGAAATGTCCCACCGGTACCATTCTTCGTATCCGTACACGAAAGGCCAGCTGCATTCCGGATGTGGGAAATCCAGGAAAGGGGTTTCAAGGTGAAGGCAAAGGAATAGGTCCTCTGCGCAAGGGAGATCTCTCCCAATTCGGATACGATCATGTGACCCGCACGTCGGAAGGGCGACGCCACCTAGCTCTGGCAAAGGCGGTGCACGAATACGGTGCGTTGTCAGTCTGGCGGAAGCTGAATGCCGTCTACGTTTACACGCGTAACACCGCCCCGGCCTCGTCTGCCATCTTTAAGGCCGATCGCAACTGGATCTACACACACTACGGAATTTCAGCGGTGTAACCGGTTTCTGTGAAACAGAAGAAGACGGTAGATGAGTGCGACCACCGTTCGACCAGACCAGGTAGAATGGATTAATGGAGTCGCGAAGGCAAAAGACCCTGACGGTGTATATCGTGAAGTTAGCGAAGACTATCAACTGTATTACGGCGATTTGTATAAACGAGAGCAATACGATCCAGGAGAACGGGTGATTAACGGCAAGACCTTTCGACCCTTGAAAGAGGTATCTATTAACGAAACAGGGTCGGAGTCACAGCAACAGCCTCTATCTATAGGAGACGCAGCTGCTAGACTGAGAGCAGCACGAACAGAAAGACAGCAACAGCAGCAGCCGTCAATGGGAGATGCAGCCGCTATACTGAGAGCCGCACGAACAGAAAGACAACAACAGCAACAACAACAGCAGCAGCCAGGAACAAGTGATGCACGACTAGAAGGTCCGCAGCTTCCTCTCCCGCTTCTGCGAAGCGGCAGCGATCTCTTGGCCAAAATCAATGCCTCCATCGGCTCTAACAATTCCTCCGTCGTCATGCGCTCCTTCGTTCAACCACCGTCCCTTTTCGTCCTAGCCATGGTCACCGTCGCCCTCGGCATCGTCACCTACATCATCATGGAAATGGCCAACTACTACGAGATCAAAAACAACTGGTCCGAATACCGATGTTCGCCCACGATCGCTCCCTTCGCCAAATTCTACGGCTACGACCTCGCCGAAAACACGAATTTCTGCATCAGCCAAAGTGTCAAGGATCACGCACCCGGAGTGATCGACCCCATATACGCCGGAATCAGCACGGTATCCAACACGATCGACGGAGTGTACCAGAAGGTGTCGGCCATCGAACAGGGTGTCAGCGGCCTTCTGGGCGGGTTCGAATCGTTCTTGATCGAATTCGCCAATTCCTTCGGTCTCATCGGCACGCGCATCCGCATGTCCGTCATTCGCATGAAGGATATCCTCGGCCGCATCTACGGTGTCTTCATCGCACTGACATTCAGCGCCCTCTCCGCCATCACGTTCGGCGAAAACCTCATCTGCAATCCGCTGACGGTCTTTCTGGCTACGGTGAGTGGGTCCGACAGTATCGTCGATATCTGTTGCTTCGCTCCCGACACGGCCATCGCGATGGCCGATGGAACCCGGCGGCCCATCGCATCGGTGACCATAGGAGATCACCTGGCCGGCGGTTCCATCGTAACGAGCACCTACCTCTTTGACGGAGCGGAGACGGCGATGGTGCGGATCGACGGAATCCATGTCAGTGGCAACCATTACCTTCTGGATGACGACGGTCATATGATTCAGGCGTCGGCGCACCAGAGGGCGAGCCCCGATGTATCCCTGACACGTCTCTGGTGTATCGGTACGTCGAACAATCGCATTCCCATCGTGAACGTGCGAGGAGAGACGATGATCTTCGCGGATTACGAGGAGACCGAAGAGGCCGACGTGATCGCCGAGGCGCAGGCGATCGCGGAACGATCCTTGAATGGATCTGCACAGGCGGGGCCCACCGTGCCCGATTACAGCCTCGGCCTCGATCCCACCTTTCTGGTCTACCGGGCCGACGGTACTTGGTGTCCGTTGACAGACATTCGCATCGGTGACGAACTGATGGGCGGCGGGCGCGTCATCGGCCTGATTCGCGAAGTATGTCAGAGTCAGTGTATGACACCGGCGGGATACATCGTGAGTGCGGCGACCCTCGTTCTGTATGAAGGGCGGTGGGTCCGTGCAGCCCACGTGTTTCCTACCGCTGGTTTCGGTATCAGCGTCCTCCGCCAGCTCATGGTGACGAACAATGCGTCGATCACGGTGGGTGGTGATGGAGATGTGTGGCAAGTGCGCGATTACGCGGAGATCACGTCGCTGGAGATCCAGGCGCCGTATGACGCAAACATGACGGTACAGTGAGCCCCGGCCCTGGGAGGCAACTAACGATGCTCAGTCAAATTCCTTCTGTGTGGCCTCCCGAACCGATGATGTATACTGGCTTCAAGACGAAATATCCGGATGCATTTGTGAACGAGACGACAGAACGATTGGAGGGGCTTCCGGCGCATAATTGGTGGGCGGGCGTGAACGTGTTCTCGGTTGGCGACTCCAGTGAGTTCTTCGTCCGTATTCGCTGCGGCGATGGGTCGCCCGTGTTCGGAGCCGCGTATGACTCATGGTTACAACAGGGAAATACGTGGAAATCCTTTCCATGGCCGATACCGGGAGCTATGGCATCGGCCTTGGATATCTGTGTTGATATTCGTAGGATCAGCAGCAGCGATCAGAGAGACTACATCTTCGGCGTCAAAACGTGCTTCTATGAGCTCCGGCGAATGAAGGAAGAGGATCGGTATCTGTTCTTTGATGTGGAGGGAGGTGTTGTCAGTCACTGGAACGGGCCCAATAGGCTCTATGGTACACAGAAAGATGGAGCGGAGCCTGAGTGGAAGAAGCTCCACCGTGTGATTCCGCCCTTTGAGTCGATAAGAGAGTGGGAAGAAAATGAGGTCTTCTGTATCCATGAATGGACTGACCGGCTAGAGTAATCCGACCACAAATCAGAAGATGGAACGAACTTACTACGATCCTTTTTGTCAGATATCCGTGACCTTCGATCCAACCTCCGGATCTAAATCCCGTGTGGTAGAACAAGACCAGCCATGCCCGTCGTCAAGGAAGAGAAGTCACAAGCCGATCGCATCAAAGAATGTATCACCATTCTCAAAAAACTCACAGACGAAGTCGGAGTCGAGGCCGACAATCCGAGCATCGTCGTCCTAAAACGGCGCATGGGCCACTACTGGCGCGACGGCAAACTACAAGAAGACACACTCCCTCTCTACGGCTACAACCGTGTTATCATTTATAAATTTCCCAAGTGGGCCCACCAAGACGTCGAAGTCACGCTCCGCGTCAATAACCTTAGGAATCAACCACTCCCGCAAGATCTGATGGAAGAGCTAGCGGCACAAACGAATAGTGTGTCGCAATCTGCGCCATCACATCCTTCTCAGCAGGCGACAGAAGAGAAATAGCTGTTCCCTTGCGTCCGAAGCGGCCGCAACGACCGATGCGATGGATGTAATTCTCCTTGTCCTCGAAGGAAGGAATGTCGAAGTTGAAGACCACTGACACCTGTTGAACATCAATGCCGCGCGCTAGCAAGTTCGTGGCAATGAGAACGCGGGTGGTTCCCGTGCGGAAATCGCGCATGCGCTGCTGCCTGATAGCCTGGGTCATGGGCTCGCCATATATCACAGAGACGGGAAACTTGCGCTCCGTCAGTGCACTATAGAGACGCTCGGCGCGCTCCTTCGAATTCACGAAGATGATCGAGGACTCCATCGTGATGCTCTCGAAGATGTCGCTGAATGTGTCTAGCTTCCAGCTCTCATCCTCCAGATGGACGACATACTGCTTTATACCATCGAGCTTGACATCCGCCGCACGGAGTGTGACGCGCACGGGGTCCTTGAGGATGCGGGATGCGAGTTCTCTGACTTCTTCGGGCATCGTGGCCGAGAAGAAGGCGATGCGGCAGCTCTCGGGCAGACCGATCTTGACAATTTCACCGACTTGCTCGGCGAAGCGATCGCGGAGCATTTCATCGGCCTCGTCCAGAACGAAGCAGCGGAGGTCGTTAAAGCGGAGATCGCGGGTGTGGGCGAGATCGTAGACGCGACCGGGTGTGCCGACTACGACATGGGCACCGGCGCGGATTTCGCGCACATTCTGGTGACGGGGAATGCCGCCGACCGCGAGGGTGACCTGGATCTTGAGGTGTTGGCCCAGAGAGCGGAGAACGGTGGCAATCTGTTCGGCGAGTTCGTGGGTGTGGGCCATGACGAGCGCCTGGGTCTTCTTCAGCTCGGGATCGAGGGAATTGAGGACAGAGATTCCGAAGGCGCCGGTCTTTCCGGTGCCGGATTGTGCTTGGCCGAGAACGTCACGCCCCTTTACAAAGGGTGTGATCGCAACGGATTGAATGGGAGAGGGCTTCTCGAAGCCATGTGCGTAGATACCACGCAGGAGACTCTCCTGCAGGCCCATTTCATCAAAGGTCTTGCAGGGAGGGAACTCCTTAGAATCGGACGTTTCAACTTCAAATTGGATACTCATCGTACTTTGGTCGGGGTGTGTCAAGTTACCTCTGTCAAGTTTTGACCTTGGGACCTTTATGGGCCTGAGCTCTGCTCAGGCTGTCTCGCTGAACATCAACGCTCCCCTCCCAGAATTGATGCGCAGCCGGTTGTACCGTGTGATCCACGCATAGATATTGAACGACGGCTGTACCGTGGGAACACGCCTCTGGGGCACGATCGTAATTCTGACATTGTCAGAATCCGGGTTCTCGCGCGTCTCCACCTGTGTGATGAGGCTGCTGACAAATGATCCTCCGCCGCCGCCGCCCAGAGACCCGCTGCCACCTCCATAATATCCATCGCCGCCGGAGAAGTTGAACGTGGTTCCACCCGTCTGTTGATGCGACTGCACAAAGGAGGCACTCGTCGGCATCCGAATTCCGTCGCTGAGACCAACACCCGCCTGGGTCAGCCGACCGCCCCCACCGCCTCCGTAAAACGTGCGCGGAATCACGATTTGACCGGGAAGCTGCGTGATAGTGAGTCTCGAGGCCAGCGTCGTCGAATCGCCGGCCACGGTCGTATACGCGACAAACGGAAGCGGATCCCCCATTTCACCGGGTCGCGGGACCAGGCGAATCGTAAAATAGAGGATGTCTCCCGTACTGACAGGAATCGGTGTCAGGGATCTCGATATATGAGATGCAATCGGCTGAAACGTCGTGGCCGTAGGTGATGTGAGGGTGTAAGAAGTCGCCGTAGTTTGGTTGTGAAGCTTGACCTCGATGTACGCAGCCGTCTCCGTATTGTTCGTGATCGAATAATAGAACTGGACGGAGGTAAACGTGCCCGCAGTCAGCATCTGGTACGTCGTGTTCGTGCTATTGAAAGAGGCGTCGGTACTCACAAGATTTACCTTACTGCTGATACTGTTATAAATGATGTTTCCACCGACGGTCGTCGAAACAATGTTGTGAGTTCGGCTGCCGTTGCCACCCTGCCAGCCGATTTCTACGGCGTCGCCGGCGACGCCTCCGCCACCGGATCCGATAATCCCGCGGCCCCCAGAGCCCGCCACGGCGATCCACTGGTATCCGCTTGTCAGTTGCTGGACGATGGACGCGGATCCCTGCTCATTCGTGCGACCATACAAATGGATATATCCCGCCTGGCGGCGCAACGCCGTCATATCAATGTAACCGGCCACCGTCGCACCGTCTCCGTTGTTTCCCAGCGGATCCGGAGATCCATCTGACATAATCGGATGCGCACCCTCCAACGTCACAAACAGCCCATCCGTCGTCGGTGCAAAGAGATCGTCGATGTTCACAAGAGAGGAGCCGGTGATGGTCTGGACCGGCTGGCTAGTATCGGTGACCCAACTGAAGCCGCCACAGCTGCTCTGGCTCATGGTGAGATCGAGTTCGCGCCGCGGCAGCTTGTCCCAATTCGCGCAGCCGCGGATCTCGTCGGTCGGCCGGTATAACGCCTCCGCGAGGCCGCCGGATGTCCAGAAGCCGAAATCGTAGCGATAAATGTACCGGTCGATGAGAGGCGCACGGGCGCTGCCGAGAACGGGAATCAGCGATCGGAAGATGGACGGGCCCTCGTGTTCGAAGCGCGTGAGACCGCGGATCGTCATGGAGGCGGCAGAGATGGGATCCGATCCGCGATCCGAGAAACCGGGGCGGATATAGCCCGTGCCGAAGTCCCAGTTAGGAATCTGGGCATTGGGCCACCACGGAACATCACAGGGACTGGTCGGCGCAGCGAAGCCGGTGGGAGCCAGATCGCGGCTGAAGAGGAAGTGGGCGTTGTAAGACGGTGCCTCCACACGCTGGGCGACCCAGGTGAGATCGCGCACGAGGCCGCCCTGGCCCATGCGAATGCGGACACGGGGGCTTCCACCTGTAATCACCAGAGGCAGCGGCACATGTTGGACAATCGGGATTTCGAGATCGGCCATGCGAAAGGCAACGGCTTCGCGGTCCTCGAGGCTGACATACTCCACGATCCAGTAGGCGTCGGTAAAGTGATATTCGGTGGGCATCTGCTTGTCGGGAAGGACGATACCGAGGAAGGGGTTTGTCAGGCCGAGGGCTGCGAGATTCTCCGTGGAACCGGCGTCATAGATGGGAACACCCGCGGGATTCTTCACGAAGAAGCCGCAGCCGGCGATATTCGGAAGAGGACCGGTTCCCTGATTGGTGGATAAGAGCGGGTTGGCCGCGTTGATGCGCGTGCTCGTATAGACGCACTGTTGGACCGGGCGGAAGGTGACACGGATCTGGACTTTGTCTTTCCAGAGGGCCTGGATGGGCAGAGCCTTGGGACCGGGGCCGCGATTCCACCAAAAAGGAAGGACGATTTCGACGCTCTGGGGATTCGTCTGGGGCGGCTTGAGTTTGAATGTCTGTTGGTCCGTGAAGGAGCTGGGATCACGGGCGATCAGCGCGTCGGTGGAATCGAAATGCTCCACGGGGCGGCTGAGTTCGTCGATGACCTCGAGATGTTGGCTGTCGAGGGTGTCAATGATGGCACCGTCGATCAAGAAGTCGACGGTGGCAACGAGGGCGTGGCCGATGCTGTTCGTCCAGGCCCAGCGTGGTCCAACGGAGGAGAGGGCCGCCTGTTGGGCCGAGTAAATGTCAGGAAGATCGACGACCAGCGTGGCGCGCGTGATCAGTTCTCCGTTGATGGGAAGGGTTGCGATCGCTGTGCGACCGAAATCGGCGAGGTTGTCGAACTCGACGCGGCGCCACTGGGAGGCCCAGCGTGTGCGTTGTCGCATGACGGATCTATAGAACTGAAGTGACGGTTGGCCTTGCGGCACATTCAGGCGTTCGCGGTCTTGGAGACCGGTGGAGACCACCTGGAGCATGGAAGCTGGGGTGGCGGACATCTTGTTCCCTACCGTCCACGTCGGTTTAGACAGAGGATGTTAGACTCTTTTGGATTTTTTGGATTTTTTAGATTTTTTGGATTTGTTGTTGGTACGTCGACTGTGTTTACGCCTACGACTCCTTCTCCCTCCTGTGTAAGTTGTGACTCCTTTTGATGTATTTTTGGATCCGGTTACAACAGGTAAACCGCCTAGAGGGTCTAATTTTGTACTTGGTATCCACGTGCCTGGTAAATAAACAAAATTACCTAACTGATTTTTAACTGACAATGTATAGTTTCCTTCAATTATCTGTTTCCTATATTCCTCTAATTCATTTTTAGTTATACGGAATGTTGTCCCTTTAATTGGAGAAGATTCTACAACATCTAAATTCAAATCATTTATATTATTAAATACTGTTCCTACATGAACACGTATTTTTTCCTCATCTACTCTTTTATAAGTATGAAACGAAAAATAACCTACACCCCATGCTACATATTTACCAGAGATATCATACACTCCAGTAGTATCATCCATTTATATTAATTCCAGATTTTTTTTACGTGTAACACCAGCGTTACACTAGCGTTACACCAGCGTTACACTATTGACGTTACACTAGCGTTACACTATTGACGTTACACAATCCATCCGAAGAACTCCTTCGTAAATTCGTTCATGCTCCGGGTACCCATCGATCCATTGCACGCATCGCAGATCGGACGCAGATTGTTGATCGTCATGTCACCCCCACGACTTTCGGCGATCACGTGACCGCAGTGGAAGCTGCGATTTGATATCTTGACCGTGCGGCAACTGACACAATCCGCCGATGCAATTTCCGGGCCAATGTACTTGTTCCAGACGAGGGTCTTGATATGTTTGGGAATCTTCTTGCGTTTCTGATGAAGTGGTTCATCGGCCACTGCTTCTGGTAGTACAGGTGCAGAAGCAGCAGCAGCAGCAGCAGCAGCTTCTTGCTCTAATCGAGTATCCATCTCTTTCTGACATGCGGACACTTCATTCTGACATGTGATTACAACGGTCTTCGCATCTTCCGCTTCCTTTTCTGCTTTCTGTGCCTCTTGCGCTGCTCGTTGTGCCTCTTGCGCCGCTCGTTGTGCCTCTTGTGCCGCTTTTTGTGCTTTCTCAACGGCCTTTGTGGAGATAGTGATCGCAGTGTCCCGCTTCTTCTTAGCTTCGTTCAGATGAAACTCGAGTGTCGCCAGCGATTGGACCTGTATCTCTGGAGTTTTTGGTTCAGGTGCCTTTATTTCTGTTGGTTCTGGTTCTGCTGCTTTTGGATCTTCTGCTGCTTCTGCCGCCTTCTTCGTGACTTTCTTGGGCTCTTTAGCCTCCTTAGGCTCCTTAGGCTCCTTAGGCTCCTTAGGCTCTTTGACCTTCTTAGCCTCGCTGACCTCTTTAGCCTCTTTGACCTTCTTAGCCTCGCTGACCTTCTTAGCCTCCTTAGGCTCCTTAGCCTCGCTGACCTTCTTAGCCTTCTTAGGCTCGCTGACCTCTTTGACCACAGCTTTGACCGGTTCTGCAGCACGCCATTCTGGCAACAAGGCCGCGATCTCCTCATCTACCCAGACAGCCATATCCTTGCGATTCTTCAAGTACGACGCAAATCGCATAACATCGGGCGATGACATTGATGTCAGTGTCCGTACACGATTTTGAAAGAGAGTCCAGGGTGTTTGTTGCTTTTCTGTGACAGACATCGTGACGGACCTAAAGGGGGTCCGGCCCCCTTATCAACTTTTGCTAGGTCCAGTGTATTATTCTCCCTCGACCTAATAGCGGGACCACATGATATTCGAAACCGGCCTTTTTTCTATCTTCATCCAGATGATCGTGAACGTGATCGAAGGTTGGGGGCTGTCGATGCGCGTGGCTCCTGAAGACGAGATCCTCCGCGATCTCCTCAAGGTCGAGTTCGTAGTCGAAGTCATCGAACTTGCTTTCTATATCGTCTTGATCATCTTCTTTCGCCAACTCGATGGGGTTATTACACCGTTCCGGTACATCGATTGGACCCTGACAACGCCTCTGATGCTCGTCACTCTGATGGCCTATATGCGCGGAGCTGCATCCGGGCGTCTCATCGATTTCATCCAGAACAATGTGGGATCGATCCTCACGGTGTGGACGCTCAACTTCGCCATGCTTCTATCAGGCCTTCTGGGTGAACTCGGAGCTCTTCCCGTTCTTCTTACAACGGCGATCGGCTTCGTTCCGTTCGCCGCCTACTTCGGCTACATCTATGAGAACTTCGTGCCTGCAGAAGATACGGACTACAAGCGGACGCTATTCTTTTGGTTTGTCGGATTCTGGGCTCTGTATGGATTGCTCGCTGTTCTGAACTACACGGCCAAGAATGTGGGGTACAATATTTTGGATCTGTTCGCCAAAAACTTCTTCGGCGTCTTTCTCTCACTGGCCATATGGCGACGTAGCATTGGATCTTTCGTCTGAGGATCCGAGCAACATCTTCCGCATGTGGATTAGTTCTATTTCCTAAACAGCGGACCACTAGACCGTTCAAGGTCCAGTCGATACGTCGAATTATTGATCGCACCAGTTGCAGCTGTTCCAACGTGAGTCTGTTCATCTGTTTTGTAGTATATGTACTCTCTAGGATAATCATGGAGATGTAGGCTTATACGTTTCCCAATATCCATGATGTGTTCTTCATCTTCTGAATTATTACAGTACATGATAATGACACCTTCGTGCGGATTACTACTCCGCGGATTCGGTCGTGCTGTGGAGCATTTCATTCCGAACACACCCAGCAGCTGGCCTTCATCCCATGCCCTACAGATCGCCTGCCATTTTGCGTTTAGTAATGTGTTAGGCCAGAATAACATCCATTTACCGACATTCACGGTTTCGTCGGTTAAACGCGTATGGTAGACCCAAGATGCATCAGTGACATCCATAGGCGGATTCATTTGTATTGCTGTCGCTCAGCAAAAAGCAGGGGTCAAATTTTAGACTAATACCAAAGGTTCAGAACAGCTTAACAGGAAAGTGCCCGTGGCACTCCGCGTACCAGTTTGACACGGGTGCATCATCCATGTCTGAACGGTGCTTGTGACGGAAATGAGGGTACGGTGTTGGCCCATACGCCAGAACGAGCTCATGGCCGTGGGCACATCGTGGCACCGCGCCTTTGTATTTATGCAGATCTTCTGCATGTACAGATACGCCTTCTAGCTTGACGTAACTGATCTGAACATTTATATTGCACTTGGTCTTGTTTGTATTGACAGACATCGTGCTTACTTTCTCTTGAAGGGTAGGGCGGGTTCAACTTTTATGGGGTCAAAATGTGACCGGTCCTTCTTTCTAACAGAGATCCAGGCACAATGGCTCTTGAATATCGCGTTATTTCTTTCATTGGGTATACGAATGATATCGGTAAACCCTTAGAAAAAGTAATGAAAGAAATCACCGCTAGTTTAAGCATGGGTGCCACCCTTGTCGGTGGAATAAATATTGCAACGATGGACACAACAAGAGTCGTGGTCAGCCAGGCGATCACGATTAGAGTCCACTGATATTCAAAAAAGTGACATCCATTGTGTTAGGCCTGTGATCAGCAATGTCACACGAGACATCTATCTACATTCTCCGATTAACAGGCGGCCGATATTATGTTGGAAAATCCGATAATGTTCTGAAACGGTATGAAGAGCATCTGAATGGCGCCGGATCTGCATGGACGACACGATACCCACCCGTATCTCTGGTGAAGACGATTAGAAGCGCAAGTCCCTTTGAGGAAGACAAGACCGTGAAAGAGTATATGGCCATCTATGGAATCGACATGGTCCGCGGCGGTTCCTACGTCACGGAAGAACTGACGGTAGCACAGCGGTCCGCCGTGCAACAGGAGATATGGGCGGCGCAGGACCGCTGCACACGATGTGGATCATCAAGACACTGGGTCTCCACGTGCACCGTTCGTCCCCCTTCCACTGTGTCACAGCCACCGCAACAGCCAAAAGGAGGTGGATACCATGCAGTTCAACACCAGTCAGTTGGGAAATGTTTCCGCTGTGGTCGTCCAGGACATTATGTGGCTGACTGCTATGCACGAACAGATGCAGAAGGATATGATCTGGATTCAGATGACGATGAAAGTGAAAGTGAATATGATAGTGACTAAGATCTTCGTAAGATTGCTAGTTCTGCCTGGAGCTTTACGATCTCCGCCTCTTTTGTTGCGATCATTGCATTTCGTGCAGCGGCTGCAGCGATGGTTCCATCTGGATCACGCGGATCCCATGGGACCCATTTGCCGTTAGGGTATGTAGGGGATCGTATAATATGATCTGGAACACGTAGAGGATATGATTCCCATGTATAATGAGTGTTTGTAGCAGATTCCCATTTGTAGTGTTCTTTACATTCGACTTGTCCTCCAATGTAAGAATCGGTTCCATGGCCATTATGGTCTATACGACTTCTATATTCACGTTTATACATGAATGTAGCCTTTCCACAAGTAGGGCATACAGGATGAAAGGGAATCATCCCTGCCTCGTATTGCGTTGCCCAGGAGGAGGGGACAGGAATTGCTGGAGGGCTAGCAGAGGGGCCTGTAAAGGATCCTGCTTCATAACATATATAAGGATCTTCGATCCCATTATGTGTCGCTTTCAGAACTCGCAAATAACGTTCGCCGCTACGTGGGCGTTCTGTATAGGCTACAAACAATGTTGATGGCGCACCGTTGGAATCTGTAAAATTGTGAGAAATTGTTCGTAAGTTTGGATGTGAATCCAAGAAAGTCGTAACCATGTTATTTATTTTTATCCTTATGAGTTCAGTATAAGCAGTCTGCTGAACAGCCCTTGCTTCCGCTTTGATACGTGCATCTTTGGCAGTTGTTTCTTGAATGATTCGAGCTATAGTTCGCAATCGAAATCTAGCTTGTTCATGCTCTACTGTAATACTTGCCGGAATATTGTTCATCGTATTACCTAAAAGGATTTTTGAAATAGCAAATTCCATTTCAGAAGCGTCACCAGTTCTGATTTTTCTTGAAATGAGTGTAGGATTCTTGATCATTTCCAGCAAGTTTGGTATCTTCTCCAAAGCCAACAAGATTTCTGCTTCCCACTCTACAATAGATGAGGTGACTACCCTTTTTACTTCTTCGATCCTTTCTCTTTCCTCTTTTTCAAGTTGCAATGATTTCTCCAAAGCTTCTGCATGACGCTTCGCATTTTCCAGCTCCTCCTTTTCACGCAACTCCTGCAACCTGGCTTGAACTGCTGCACTAGAAGGAATGACGGACATCGTGCCGCCTCAAGATCAGACAGCGTTATGCTTCAACTTTTACGTCGGGCAGCAACACAGAAACGACAGCATCGACATGCAGCAGTTACAGCAAGACGTCGATTCATAATAACCCTGAGGTGGAATGAGCCCTCCATTTTGAATCCACCTGCGGAACACATCTTCCCGCCGTGCGACACCATTCGCGTTCGTGACATGACCAAACCCATCGTCCTGGAACAGCCACGCGTAGAAATCCGCGGAGCCGAGCGACCATCCCCTATTCCGTTCTCCGTCGTAGAAGCCACGGAGCATGTAGTACTTTTTGTAGCTGATGGATGATGCTGTGCGACCCGTGACCACGATGAGAGCCCCGCTCTGACTACAGAAGGCACCAGCGCAGCTGTTCCAATCATCGAAGGACGAGCCACTGACACTCACGCTCCGATCCGCCAACTGGAGCTCCTGGTTGTTGATCACGAAGGTCGCATCGGCCGACCACACACCCCCTGTGCCACCGGGTGGAAGGGTTGCGATGAACGTATTGTAAGCATGCATGTGTCGGATGAAGACACCACCGATCGCATATCCGCCGAGAAGAGGAAGCTGCTGTTTTGTCAGTCCCCGTCGGAATCCGCGCACATAGGCCGACCCCGCATCGATGAACGGTTGCGTATTCACATCAGGTAACTCGACCTCAGCCAAGTCCGCCACGGTGATCGTGGTTCGATCGGCGAAACGATACGGTAATAGCCCCGCAGGAACATCGAACGACCGTGCCAAATTTCCTGACACATCTGCAGCAATGGCCGCCAGATCCTCGTTGATCTGCTGGGAGGTCGCCGTGTGACGATCGAAGATACGACCGAATGCCTGGAGGAGCCGCACCGGTGAGGGAGGTACCTTGTAGGAGGCCACGAGGCCGCCCAAGAAGGCCGTGATGACCGCGGTCTCCATATCCACCAGATCGGCTAGATCACTGAGGGCGGCGAACAGGATGTCGCCGAAGGGGCCGAGCCCGTTGTCCTTCTCATCGGTCGCGGCCATATGGCTGAAGACGCTGATGATCGTGTCAGATGCGTAGGGATAGCAGTATTCGTTCAGAGCGATGAGCTTTCCCAGATTCCGCTGGATTCGACCTACATCGATTGTTGACATGATCCCTGATTCTACTATGTAGAAGGATCGTGTCAGTTTAGATCCACCACCATTTATAGCCAGCTTGCTCTATCACACTCAAGATGGCGGCCACCAAACAGATTGCGGAGTTGGATAAGATTATAAACAGCGTGAAAAAGGCGACCGAGACTATTCGTGCACAAGAGAAACCTCTGTACAACCCTTCCCATCCCTACATTCAGAAACTCCAGGAACTCGAACAAGCGATCGGCGCGCTTCGCAAGGCACCCAAGAAAGAAAAGGAATCAGTCCAGTGCTCCTACTGTGACAAGAAATTCATCAATATCGGCTCCCACGTGTATCAAATGCACACTTGCGCATTTTGTAAAGACGCTACAGTTCGCGATCACGATGCACACGATTTAGTCTGCAAAGAATGGATCAAATACAAGAAATATAAGAAGGAATTTGGGATAAGAAAGGGCTGGACATACATCGACGACGATAAATATATTGTGTTTGACGGAAATGTATTCACCAATTACTATCATAACAGTTCCACCAGAAAATTCTATGAATTCGTTGGACGAATCCGCAGCGATGGCACGATTGATAAAACCGCGAAACGAACCGTGAAGGTCGTAATCGAATCCGAATCAGGGCAGTGTTCCTATTGCGACAACAAATATGGAGATATGAAGGGACACATCCATGAAGCCCATACATGTCCCTGGTGTAACGATGCGACGATCAAACATATGGACACTCACATAGCTACTTGCGCCGACTACATCAAATGGGATTCGGACCCTCTGGAGCTCTTTGTTGCACCCACGACGATGACACATATTGATCCCTTTTCTGCAGCCATCGTTGATCACTTTGCTGCAGCCACCGTGGATCCCTTTGCGGATCTCCTGATTTTTTAGGCCGAAAACCACTTTTTTGCTGAGGCGGAGCTCTGGATAGCCCTCCGTACTATATCGGCATCTGCCGTGTAATATGTTTTTCCTTTTAACAACAGAGAACTGACGCGTGCGTAGCCCCACTGCTGCTGGGTAGCGCCTGGGCGATGACCCGTTCGCCACGCCGCCATACCGCGATTGTAGGATTCACGGAGAAACCGAACAGGAACTCCGGTGGCGGCCGCCTTTGCCTCGAGCGATCGCGCGTTCGGAAATCGACTGGTCCAGGCGGCCGTATATCCCGATCGCCGTGTTTTGACTCCTCGATCGGTGGCGAAGCCGGTGTATGCCGCTGGATCCTTCGAGCCCATAGCGCCGAAATGCCGGATTTCCGCCGCCCTCTTGCGTTTCTGCGTTTTGGATAGACCGGCGTAGTACTTTGCAGGTCCTTGCTTTTTCATCCTCTCTAACATTATAGATACAATAAATAGAATGCCATCTAAAACAAGAAAGGCCACTCGCAAAAATAAAAAGGAAAAGGAAAATGAAAGTGAAGCCGTTCTCTTTGCGAGCTATAAAATGGGTCGCGGTGGTTCCTGGACGTATACGTTGCCAAAGAATTGGTGGTGGGTGGGGTCAGGCAGTACCGCCTCCGGCTCGCTTCCAAACGAAGAACAATTCCAAGGCCCTCCTACGTCCCAGGCGACGACAAGAGCCTATTTGGACAAATTCTTTGCAGGACTCAAGAAAAAGGGAATCGTGACAAGCTATAAAATTAGTCGTCGCCTCTGAGGCCGCCTATGCGCATTATAAATGCGCGTGTCCATTTCGTGATATAAATGCCCTATAACGCTCATTTAAAATCCGAAACGGTCTAAAAACTTGACCTGCGTGTCTTCTAGACAAACAGGTCACGTACGATGCCATATACTCCCGGTGATTTCAGCTTTGAACACGATGAACAGACACGGCTCGCGTTCGAAGACATGTGGATAGCGATCACGACAACCGAGACGTGGTCCGCTATGGTCCAGGACCCAGGAGAAGGCGGTTTCTGCTGGAGCAGATCGCCTCATATTGTTGCGATTCATACTGCGCTCAACGATCGTGTCGGACACAGCGGTGCCTCCTTGGCGCTCACGATGCGCACTATGCAGCGCCTCGCCCGGATCGGTTGGGACGCCTTTGTTGCGGAACGCACTGCATCTACGACCCACTAAGGAGCGCGTCCGTAGCCCGCCTCAGTGCAGCGGCTGTTGCTGGCTCCGAGCCCGCGTGACCGGCCATCGTCATGGTCAAGTGGGAATGACGGATTGCCTTTGATAGTCGATAGGCGGAGACGGCCGGGCACACGAGATCATAGCGGCCCTGGATGATGTGCACGGGCACAGAGCGCGGTATTTTGGCTGCCGCCGCCAGCAGCTGACCGGGTCGCAACCAGCAGTTGTGATGGAAGTAGTGGTTCTCGAGGATCGCGAGGCTCTCGACCTCACGGGCTTTTGTTTTGTCGGGCCGCGGCTTCAGAAATGACAGAGATCCTTCCCAGCCCCACCAGGCCGCGGCGGCGCGTCGCCTTGTTTTCTTGTTTCGTAACAGTCGCCGGTATGTGCCGATCAGATTCTTCTTTGCGGATTTGTTGGGTACTAGGGCAGAAAAGGAGGCCCATCCCTCGGGATACAGACGTGATGCGCCGCCTTCACGGTACAGCCAGTCGTTTTCACTCTGTTCGCCGAGGTAGATTCCACGAAGGACCAGGGCATCTACGTGATCCAGATGTTTGGACGCGTAGGCGAGTGCCAGTGTGGATCCCCACGAACCGCCGAAGACTGTCCACCGATCGAGACCGAGGACCTTGCGAATCTTCTCGATATCACCGACGAGATCCCATGTTGTATTCTTGTGGAGACTGTACAGAGGAGTGGAGGCACCACAGCCCCGCTGATCGAAGAGAACGACGCGCCACCGTTTCAGATTAAACGCGCGAAGCTGGCCTCGTTGGCTGCCGCCGCCGGGTCCGCCGTGTAACACGATGGCGACTGGGGCCTTTGGATCTCGCGACCCGTGTACTTCGTAGAACAACGTGTGTCCGTCTCCGACGTCGAGATACATGACGTCCCTTATGAGTGCGTGCGATTTTTCTGCGACTGCCGCCACTTGCGGATGAATTACCACGATAGAATTCATCGTCGTCAAACGATCTGTTGTTATACAAATGTGGATTGACACCTACTGCACTTACAGAACCAGTACTCTCTTCTCTATTATATGATTGATTTGATGCAGAAGAGTTACCCTGATATGCAGCAGTAGAGTTATCATATACTGGAATTGCAGCAGGATCTTTTTTACCACAAACACCACCCCAACATGATTTCGTCTCTGTTTCAACGACCCCTTCCATAAGTAAGAATTGAAATAATTGATGTTCTTCTGGATTTGTGGCATCAAGAGAATTTTGTAAGTCTCCTATTTCGTTTTCTATCGAATTAATTTTTTTTTTCAGAGCATAATAAATCTTTAGGACTTTCTGTAATGCGAGCGAGTTAACGCGAAATGCCGATGTCCTTTGCGTATCGTATACTTTTTGAATTTTTTCTGTAATATTTTTCACTAAACTATCGTCGCATCCATTTTTGATAAAGAATGCGATATTTTGACCAGCCGTGTGCTTTTCACCTTCTGTAAGTGTGCTTTTCTTGATATCCTCTAGATACTGAATAATGAGATCCTTTACACATTGCGTTTTAAGCTGAGCTTGAATATCTACTAGTTTGTACCCTTGTTCCATTAACCCTTGTAAGTAAAAATTTATCATGGGTATGAGTTCACGAAACGTCGCCTTCTTATTCGTATTTCTACCAAAAAAGGCACTACTCGGTAATATAGACAGAGTATCATTAATCAACGTGTTAGCGTTCTTCGATACTTGTTTATTTTTGACGCAATTTGGAAATGTTTTTGATGTATAGGTAGAACCACTTAAATCACTTTTAAATGCGTTAGATCCTAATACCATAACATGTGCAAGGTTGTCGATGAAGTCCGGTCTCCATTTTTCGAGGACATGTTTCAAAAAATCCTTCACGCAATCGCTGCGAATATTACGTTCTGCAGTTTCTTGTGTTACGCCTTTTTCTTGTAATACGCGCGCAATTATAGGTTTGAGCTGATCTTTGATCATACTATATTGCGATGTGATACGCGGAGTTCTATAAAACGTAGTTATTGATTTTTTGGGTAAATACTCAAGGGGGATCTCTACTAACGCATTTATTCTAGCTTCTTCTTCTGCCACTCTTCTTTCGTCTGCTTGTCTAGCTTCTGCCGCTATTCTCTCTTCTTCCTGTCTAGCTTCTGCCACTCTTCTTTCGTCTGCTTGTCTAGCTTCTGCCGCTATTCTCTCTTCTTCCTGTCTAGCTTCTGTCACTCTTCTTTCTTCTGCTTCTCTAGCGTCTCTTCTTCTGGCAAGTTCTCTTTGGTTATCAGCAATTATTCCGTGTTGAATATTTGATTGGTTTTGCTGCTCTTTGGTTAATAATGGGTTAGGGGGGGGCAATGCGACAGATTTGTTTGGAACATACCCTTTCTGATATGGACCAATGCTTCTCCAATTTGCGGGTCGGCCTTCTTCTGTCGAAAGTAATATGTCCCGTTGAGGAACTTTTAGTTTTAATTTTACCTGAAAAACGTTTAATTGAGTAGCAAGGTCACTGATTATTGGATCGTCGTTGTCTGACGTGAAAAATTTGGGACCAAACCATGTTGTTAGGATGTTCAATACTGTTTGTTTAGTTTCATCTGTAGGACTGCGTATTACATTATAAATAGCATCAAATAACATATCCGCAGCTTCTTCAGTAGGCTCTGGAAGACCTCTAGGATATAACCGTTCGCGAATAACAGATGTTAAATATCTATCATATATTTTAATAATCCCACCTACTATTCTTTCTGCCTTAGTTTCTGCATATTTCACTTTGTCTTCTTTTGACGACATCCGCCCTCCTTACATTATTCTCATAAAATTTAGGCCGTGTAAAGCGCCAGAGTCCTCGCACTCGGATCCGTCGCATCCTTTACGAATCGCGGCATCCACATGGTCGGAGCCGCTGCTGCCGCAGCTACATCAGGATATCGTTCGTGGAACAGTCGTCGATACCAAAACGCTTCCGCGGTCTTCGGGCGATTCACGGTGTAGGCGGTCGCAGCAGCAAGAAAGCCGCCACTAACATCAGCCACCGCCGCCGATCCAGCCGCCGCCGCCATCTCGAACCACGAACGCTCCGCACGGCTGATGCCATCACTGAACGCCTCCTTGCGTCGCCACAGCACCTCATCTGGTAGCAGCCCTGATGCAAAAAACGCGTGGCGCAGCACGTTCTTCTCCATCAAGTCGACCCTCGGGCGCAGAAGCCGGGTAGAGATGCCGCGCGCCGTCGCAATAAAGTGGCGATCCAGAAACGGCGATCGCGACTCCAGGCCGTGCGCCGCCATACTGCGTTCCGATCGCAGCACGTCGTACCGATGGATCTCCCGCAGAAGCCGATCCGTTTCCGCCTCGAAGGCCGCATCGTCAGGTGCCGCGCGCATATACAGATAGCCGCCGAGCACCTCGTCCGCACCGTCTCCGTTCAACACGACCTTGACCGCCGGTGTCTCCGTGGTCACGAGCCTTCCGATCAGATAGTTGCCAACCGATGCGCGCACCGTCGTAATATCGAAGCTCTCGATCGCAGCGATCACGTCAGGTATCACGGCCAAACATTCCTCGGGTGTGACGATGCGCTCGTGATGGATGGATCCGATATGGGCGGCAACGAGACGGGCATGCTCAAGATCGGGCGATCCTTCCATGCCGATGCTGTATGTGTGGATCTTCTTGCCCCGCACGCTGAGAAGCTGTGCAGCGATCGCCGCCACCAGCGAGGAATCGAGGCCGCCTGACAAACAGGCGCCGACTTCGCGAACCGTTGATAGTCGCTTGCCCACGGCCTCCACCGTGGCCTGGAAGAGGGCCTTTTCGGCCTGGTCGGAGAAGGCCCAGTGCGGCACTTTGAGCCATGGAGGCTGATGCCACGTCACTGTTTCAGTTGCGATGGAATCCATGGAGAACGTCGTCATGGTGCCAGGGCTAATGGCGTGCACCGTCGTTGCACCGGTGGGAAAGCCCTTGATCTCACTGACAACACCGGACCACTCGCGGTCTCCAGGTAAAAGGCCAGAGCCATAAAACAACGGTCGGACTCCGTAAGGATCCCGTGCGACAGACACCGTAGCCGTCGCTAAATCGATCACAATGATCGCGAAATCTCCGTCGAGTTGCCGGGCGACGTCTTCGAGGGAGAGGCCGCGTTCCAGAAGAGCGGGAATCACGGCGCAGTCGCTCGCACCATCTGGCACCGTAAGTCCCAGAGTATCGATCAGAACGTGGGAGTTGAAGATCTCGCCGTTGCAGAGTACCGTGCGCGCATCCGACAGTGTGAATGGCTGTTCGCATCCGCCGGTGGCTCCCTGGATGTGGAGGCGGGTGAAGCCGACTCCAATGGGTTCCAGATCGTTGACCTGGATGATCTCGGAATGTTCGGCATCTGGCCCACGGGCTTTCAGAGCCAAAAGAGAAGCGCGAAGCACGTCATCTGAGACACCGGGTCCCCAGAGGACACATATTCCACACATCTAACTGATGTTAGTTCGTTATTTCTTTATGCAGAGTTAGTCGCACCATCAGCCTCAGCCTCAGCCTCAGCCTCAGCCTCCACCTCAGGACCCTTGTCCGCGTGCTTACCATCCGCCTGTACTGCGTACCGCGTCTCATAATTCACCAGCCACAGCTTGCGCTTCGTCTCCAGCCCGTTCATGAAGTCGCGCAGCAGAGGGAAGTACGCTCCCTTTCTCTGTTGGTTGACCTCCCACAGAATCTTGCGGAACTTCTGGGGTGCATCGCCCAGCTTGAGCTCCTTGCGTCGGTACACCTTCTGATACAGATCGTGGACCTCCTGTACCAGTCCCTTGAACTTCTCGATCACGGCTTCGGCATCGCACTGTTCCTCTGGGTACAGGCGCAAGTAGGCAGGCAGAAAGCCGGTGGACCAGCGCTCCAGCCAGGTGTAGGCGCGCTTGGCCTGATTTCCTCGTAGGTGGTGGGCGGCCTCGTAGTCGGTGGAACGGAGCTTGTAGCGCGTGCCGTCCTCTGTTCGGAGGACGACGCCCTTGAACTGGTGGCCGAGGCGCCGTCCCTGTGCCGCGACGAAGTCCTTGACATCCTCGAGCGTGGCGAGCTTGTAGGTCTCTGGTCGAAGAGCTTTCAGAGATGCATGCTCTGGTCCTGTCCCTGCAGATCCATACGTCTGCACGAGCTTCAGCACGGGGATGCCGTAGGCCGGCGCCACCACGACGCGCTCCTCAGGATGTTGGAGGACCCAGCTGTAAGAGACACCGGGTGTCAGCATGTCAGTCGTGAGGCCCAGCGATGCAAAGGTCTCCTCAAAGAGGGCCGCAAACGATCGCTTTCCGAAGAAGGAGCCGGTCGCTCCTAGCTGTGTGCGTGTGGCCAGCTGCCAGGATCCATCCGCGTAGAATTGATTGATCATAACACCATCCACGAACTCCTCCGTCGTGAAAGAACCGAGCCCTTTGGCGATCGCCTCACTGAAGCGATATCCGTAACCGGGACTGACACATACCGGCCTGTTCGTCACCTTGTTCCAGATAACACTGCGGAAATCACCGCGAATCGATGAGAAGCGCTTGTCGTAGTTGACGAGTGCCAGTGACTCTGTTTCGGTCACCGCATGAATGCCTCCCGCAGGAGACCGCAGGTGGGCCAGCAGCGCCTCTGCCGTAGGAAAGAGCGTCGTGAGAGAATCAAACACTGATTGAGTCTTTGCCATCTTATTTGTCTGTCGTACTGGCACCGGGACCAGGGTCCAGCCCCGTCAAGTTTTGCCCCCTGAAAACCCAAAGGAACAGTAGCGGATGTCACAAGAAGAGGAGGAAGACCCCCTCCACATCGGCAACTTGATCACAGTGTATAGCGAGGCCTACGGGGTGGTCACAGGTCGCGTCGTCTTCCATGATCTCACCATGGTGCGCATTATGCCACAGGAAACGAGTGACAGAGCCATTGAATTCCAGCTGGTGGAAGACGGAGCCGCCTTCGCCCCGGAGCTCGGAGTCGCCGAAATAGAGATCATTGAGACCCAGCAGTCCGATTACTACGTGGATTTCCTCGGTGTACGCCCCGGCGACTGGCTCGAATTCTTTAAGATCGACGGAACCGAAGCAAAGGCCGCCAGCCAGGTCGCCGAAGTCATCAAAACGGGGTCCAACGACTCCATTAAACTCGTAGAAGGTGGCGAAATCCTCCAGTTTCGCGGCATAGGGCCGCAGGCCCCTATCGCCGTGATCCGTGTACGGTCTTCCGTGGATGTTCCCGCGGCGGTTGAGGAGGGTGCACCAGAGGCGGCCACGGGTCAAGAGGCCGCCGCCCACAAGCGCCAGTCCGAATTGTTCGAACTTCTCCGCAGTGTTCTGCCCGCTGCCACCGTGGAAGTGATTCCGACTGCCGAGCGATCCTATCCCGATTCCATGCAGCGCGAAGATATGTTCCAGGATCTCCTCGAAAGCGTTCCCGCGAAGAAACGGTCGAATCCGAAACGCGTGAAAGCCATCGAACGCGAAGTCGATATCGCCGTTGCACTCAAAAACAAGTCGGTGGCACGAAGCATATCGGGTGCGATCACGGGCCCCGCGCCCTATCAAATGTACACCCTCCAGGACGTACTAACACAGCCCTTGGTGCCCGCCATTGTTCCGATCGTGAAGGCGGGTCGCGTTCTCAATCTTGATAAGATCTATGGGGAGAGCAGCCTCTACGAGGGCGCAGTGATACCCCGTGTCTTAGATGATGTCGAAAAGCGATCCGAAGAGGTGGCCCGCCTCTATGCGGCCGGTGGTCTTCCTGAAACCCTCGGGCGCGGCTTCTTCGCCTACATGCAGGATCTCCTCGGACGCGATCAGGCGGTTCTCGCAGGTGCCGCAACCGAAGCGGGCTGGGCCCGCGACCAAGATGTCATTCGCACAGCACCCCCCAAGGTATCCGTGTGGGGTCTCGATTCATCCCTTCCTAAACGCGACGAATGCTTCACACCTCCGTTCATCTGCGTATCACCGGATTACATTGTCCACGACGTTACCGAACGCTCTGTTCGTGTTCTGACCGCCGACTATCAGACATATTCCAAGACGGGAGAGGCGAATTTGATCGCACCCTCCGATCCCTCCATGATCACCGGCTACGTCATTCTGCCTCCCAAGGCGGCGATGATGTTGCGTCCGCCACACCAACCGCGCGAGCTCCAATCTGCCATAGCATACAGTACTCTGTTGACCCACGGTGCCACGCCCACGTTGACGAACGCACTCAGATATATTTATAGCGACGAGGAGGGATCGTCATCGCCGCTGCAGGCCTGGTCGATTGATGCAAGTGCGACGACGACGCCGATTGCGAACTGGCTCGAGTCCGTCATCAAATACGTGGTACATCCGACCTTCAGTCTCGCGCCCCGAACGCCCCAGATGATGATGCTTCTCGACACGCTCGGCATCGGCACGGTGGATCTGACACCCTCCGTCGCCGACGTACTCTGGACCTGGATCCGATCGTCGCAGAAGACGTGGCGTGCGCTGTTTAAAGCACGGCGCGCCGCCATTCAGAAAGCACTGGATACGGAGGGCCCGCGCACGTTTCAGACAGTGACGGGAGACGATGCCACGCTGTGGACAGCGCTCAGAGCCGCGGATACCCTCAAGGACCTCATGGATGATGTGGAGCGTCGCAATCCCGCCATCGCGGAGGCACCCACCCTCGTGGCCGCATCGCTTCTGCTGGAGGCCCAGGGCGATGCGACGCCGCTTGTCTGGACGGAGATCGCCCGCCTCGACGCGCGCACTATCGACCTCGATCCCGTAACCGCAGCGGCCGCTCTGGCCGCCAGTCGCGCCTACACGCTCCGCCGCAAGGGGCTGCGCGCCCACCCCCTTCTGTCTCTCTCGGCGGCGGCTCCCGTGAAAAACACCTGCCCCCACGTCGATCGCCTCGAAGCAATTCGCAATCTCGAAGACAATGCGCGCTCCCTCCGCGCCTTCATCGAGGAGTTCCAGGGACCGAAACAGGGCGAATGGATGACCTGCGTTCTGTGTAAGGAACCCTGTGTCTGTTATCACGAGATCATGGAGCTCGAAGCCAGAGCGCAGCCGGCGCGGCTCGAGGCCATTCAGAAACAGATTCTGCTCAAGTTCGGCGGCGAGCGCTTCGGTAAAAAGATCATTTGTAAGAACTGCGGCCAACCGCTGCAGGACATCGACTATGAGGAGGGCGTCGAATGGAACGATGAAACGGGGGTCGCCGTTGTCACCGCCTCCGTTCTGACAGATGAACAGGTCGCCGAAGTCGGTGCGCAATCCTGGAAATCCAAAGCTGCTGCTACCGTCGCTGGATCCGAGGAAACGCTGTTACCTCCGGCACAGAAGGAGATCGCCAGTGCACTGACAACCCTGTTGGATCGCGCCGGGCTTAGCGCCTCTCCTGACCTCTTTCGTCGCATCATGCGCGAGACCGATCACTATGTCGAAGAGCGCAAACCTCCGCAGGCCAGCTACGAGGCCCTCTACGCGAAGACGCGTGCGGATCCGTCCAAGAAGCCTCTGCCCACCTTCGTCGCACTCATCGATCAAATCCGTGTCAGTGCGCTCATCGCTCTCGTTACCGTCGCCCTCCAAACGGAGATGGTGGAGTTGACGGTCCAACATCCGGATCCCGCGTGCACGTTCAGTCGCGGTGGCTATCCTCTCAATGCGTCAGCCAAGCCCGATGGAGTCGGTGCCCTCACCTATATCAGCTGCGTTGTCGCCTACATCCAGCGCCAGGAGACACCGTGGGTTCACATGAATTGGAGCGGGTTGCTCAAACCGGAGCCGCGCAAGAAGGAGGCCTTGACGATGGGCTACAAGACCCTCCAGATAGTACTCGGAACAGACAAGGTCCAGCCATCGTGTACACCGAGGATTCTGCAGGCGCTGGAGACGGCGCGGTCCAACGTGACCGCTGCCCGCGAACAGACCCTCGTGAGTCTGAAGGACACGCTGCCACAAGGCTTTCGACCAGAACCCTTTCCTGTGACGGCAGGTGACAGCCCCGCGATCGAGACCAATCCGTTGCCCGCCATACAGAAGGCGATACGGGACGGAACGTCGACGGAGGCCATGATCGGCCCCGTGGCAACGGCACTACATCAGATCGCCCGCATCACCGTTGCGGATCTCCACAAAACGGCGAAGGCGGTTCCGGTGCGCCTCGCGGACATCCATGCGAGGGCGCGGTTTCCGTTGTCCGTGGCCCAGCAACTCTTACGCGGCACCATTCCTAGTGCGACGGTCGCCGGCGCCCATCTCTGGCCCACCTTCGACACACCGATTCCCGAACCCGTCGATCAGGTGGTGGAAGAAGGCATTTATTTCAAGCTCTTCCTTCGCTATTGTTACACGGGGCCCGCCGTCGGACTCAGTCACGAGTTCAACGGAATGCGGTGCCGGCAATGCGGGTTCACGTTGGGAGAGGCCGTGGAGACGATCGACATGGCCAAGAAGGGAGCGGAGGACAAGTTGGAGAAGATGACGTTCAAATGGGGAAAGGATACACTCGCGGCCCAACAGGGGCCTCTGAAAGTGGAAGTGACGCAGGCCTCGTTTACGGCGCTGACGGAGGCGGTGCGCCGGCGGCGCATCATGGCACCAGAAGCGGCTGTGACCCGCGCTCCCTGGAAGGATGGTTTGAGTCGCCTCGTGTTCCCAGACTGCAAGACCGCCGAACTTCTGGCGGTCATTCTGGAGGGCATTCCCGATACAGTAGCTCCTGTGTCAGAAATCGACCGTGCGACCAAGTGGGAGGCGCTGTCGCTGTATTCAAACCAGCTCCGCAGTGAGATCGCACCACTAATCACAGGAAAGCCTCGTGGCGCGGTCGCCATGGAGATGTTTGACACGTTGACCGACGATCCCTTCATCGAAGGGCCGCGGGCCCTCCAGGAATATTGGTGCGCGAAGGTGGAGGCGGCGAGTATGTACTTCACCATCAGAGACATAAAGTTGGCAACGTGGGCGACGGTCTCGAAAAATCACGACGACATGATGACGAAACTCGTATCTGACAATTCGGCCTGGTTCAAGGGAACGCTCCATCCTGTTGCATATACCGTTCTCCGAGAGATCGCGACCAGGATTGGGCCGATCCTCCGTGGATGGGTTCAATCGGTCCGTTCGACGAAGGAGTCCGGCTTCTGGACGGTCGCGGAAGGGCGGCTGCTTCTGCGCACCTTTATCTTAGAGGTGTGGCGGGACGCGGTCGCCACATCGTCGCCCATGTATCGCGACATCGCCGCTGATCGTGAGAATATCGCGATTTCGATCGTGGATTTTACGCGTGCACTTATGCTCCACGCGAAGCAGCAGTTCGTGCGGTTTTCGAAGGAAGCAATCAAACGTATTTTGCAGGACCGCGCTGCTCTGGATCGCGAAACGATTGTACAGGAATTCGAGTCCATCAAAGACGATGATTTGCGCGCGGCGGAGATGATAAAGAAACAGTTGCGCATCGGTCGCTGGGCAGCGGGTGCTAACATCCAGGGGCTGGATGCCGATCAGTTCGACTTTGAGATCGAACAACGACGTCGCATGGGCATCGCGGACCCGTTCCTCGTGGAAGGAGACGCGACAGCAGCAGCAGCAGCAGCAGCAGCAGAAGACTTCGGTCTCTCTGTGGACACGGGGGTCGAAGAGGTGGGATACGACATGGACCAGGGGGCAGAAGGGGATAATTACTGAGACCAGTATAGAATGTTTGGTCCATATATAATCGTACTCTTTACAATTATATCCTTGTATGGACTTTCCGCATATCTGATTTCGTCGTGCGAGTGTGAATCAATGCTTAGACCCTTCCTTCTTGGATTCTGCTACGTGGCGATCGTGGCTGCCTTGAGCTTAATGTTTATAGGCAAAAAATGGTTTGTTACGCTTATTATGACCTTCGTTATCTCTGCAATTGTATGGTGTTTGTTGGCACTTGTATATGCCAATTATTTATTGAAGTGCAACTGTAATGAAACGGCATACATACTAGGTGGAATAGCAGCATTCCAGCTTGCAGTTGTCGGATTTATTAGCTGGTTATCTTTTCGTCTTAGATATGGTGTTTCTGGATTGTAAGGTATTCACAGTTTCTTTTAATCCTCGTCTTCCCAATAGAGAGATGGAGATTCTGTGGTTGGCGATTATACTCTACAGCTTGGGGCTCGGTCTGGTGTTACACTTCCGTCCGACCCTGATGTTCAACGAGAATGGCACGTGGAAGGAATTCGGCTATCAGCGATCGCAATCCCGGCATACGCTATTTCCGTTTTGGCTGTTTGCTCTCGTCTGGGCCTTCGCGAGCTATGTGATCGCGACTGCGCTTGTGTGGACGATGACAACGTCTTCCTCTGTAGCGGTTCCTGTAGCTGCTGCAGCTGCTGCTTCTTATTGGTCGGAACAGGAGGATGAAATGGAACCAGAGGATGAGGAGACAATCGAAGTTCCTGTAAAACGCAGCCGTGGCCGTCCCCGTAAAACGGTGAAGCCTGGTTACTATGTGATTGATCCTAGCTCAGAGAAGAGCGGTCTTCATCGGTATGTCTATTACGGCCAAGAACCACCGACCGCCTAAGAACCACCGACCGCCTAAGAACCACCGACCGCCTAAGAACCACCGACCGCCTAAGAACCAC